ATAATAGTGAAATATGGCTTTAGTAGAAGTAACTCCTCCTGCCGGAATAGTTAAAAACGGAACTGATTACGCAAATAAAAATAGATTTGTGGACGGAGATCTTGTCCGCTTTGAAAATGGCTACTTAAAACCTCTGGGTGGTTGGACATTATTTAGACAAAATCCAGTTGGTACTTTTTATTCTGCTACAGTTACAACAACTGCTTCAAGCTCAACTTTAACTATTACAACTACTTCTGCGCATGGCTTGTTAGCTAGTGCAAAAATATTTTTAGAAAATTTTGTTGCAACAGGTGGTTTGACTGAATCTGAAATAAATGGCGAATACACTATAGTTTCTGTACCTTCTACAACAACTCTAACTATTACTTCTAGCGGTACTGCAACTGCCACAGCTACTTCAGCTTCAGCTAGAATAATAGAACCTGCTGTTCCTATAGGTATGTATTCTTATGTAGCTAATAATGGCGAAGAAATTTTAGCTATTGGTACAAGATCAGGTGTAAATGTTTTATATGACAATAATTGGTACGATGTAACTCCAGTAGGTTTTGTTGGCGATGATGTAATAACATCTTTAGGTTATGGGGCCTTTCACTATGGAGTTGAAGATTGGGGAGATGCAAGAAGCACATCCGGAATACAGTTTGATACTAAAAGTTTTTCTTTTGATAACTGGGGAGAAGATTTAATTTTTTGCCATCCGGCAGATGGAAAAATTTATCAATGGCGACCTAATACTTCAACAGCGAGTCCAGACACAATAGCAACTGCAATTTCTGGCGCACCTACAGGTTGTCAAGGAATTATAGTAAGTAATGAAAGGCATTTGATAGCATTGGGGTCTAGTGGCGATCCTAGAAGAATAGCCTGGTCTGATAGAGAAGATAATACTACTTGGACTGCTTCTGCTAGAAATACAGCAGGAGATTTACAAATTCCTACAGGTGGACAGGCAAACTATGCAAAAAAATTTGGCAACGATATTATTATCTTTACTGATGTTGGTATAAACAAGTTGTACTATGTAGGTAGTCCATTTGTTTATGGCATACAAGAAATAGGAGTAAATTGTAAAGCAATAAGTCCTAGATCAATCGTATCGTCAGGTGGTTTTTTATCTTGGGTAAGTGAAAATTCATTTTTTACTTACAATGGACAAGTGCAAGAACTTAAATCAGATGTGCATGATTTTATTTTTGACAACATACAACAAAGAACACAACAAGCTACACATGGCGCTCATAATATAGACTTTAACGAAATATGGTGGTTTTTTCCGGTTGGAGATACCGACCAACTTACGCCTAACAGATATATTATTTGGAATTATTTAGCAAACGTTTGGAGTATTGGCGAACTAGATAGGGGTACTTGGATAGATCAAGGCGTTTTCCCTAATCCTATTGCTTGTGATAAAGATGGTTTTGTTTATGAACATGACAAAAGACCTTTATTTAACTCGCCTGGTTTAGGAACAAGAAAACCTTTTTGTCAAACAGGCCCTTTAGAAATAGGAAATGGAGATCGTGTAGCTCAAGTTAATCAAATTATACCAGACGAAGAAACAACCTCTTTGCCTGCAATAACTTTAAGTTTTACTGGTCGTTTTACACCATTAGGCGAAGAAACAAATTTTGGTAGCTTTGCATTTAATAGCGATGGTTATACCGATGCTAGATTTTCTGCTAGACAAGTACAAATGAAAATTGAAGGCTCAGTTACGCAAGATTTTCAAGTTGGAAAGATTAGACTTGATGTGCAACCTAGAGGTCGCAGATGATTGATCCGGCTAGTAAAAATCAATATATTCAACTTGTAACTAATGCTCAACTTGATGTAACTGGCACTTCTTCTTTAGAAACAATTTACACCGCACCAAGTGGCACAGACTTTGATTTTGCAATTATTGAGTCTATTTTAGTAGGCGATGATAATGGACAAGCAACTACAGTTGATATTGTTGTAACAACAGGTGCTTCTAATCATTACTTATTTAAACAAAAAAATATAGCAGCAAACGAAACAGTAGAATTACTTAGTAGAGATTTAGTTTTAAAATCAGCACAAATTCTTAAAATACAAGTAAGTCATGCAAATATTAATGTTTTTGTAAGTGTAGTTGAGTATGCAAAAGGCGATTAAAGAAGAAGATTGGAAATATCATTGGGAATATTGTAAGCAATTTATTGAGCCTGCTTTAAAACATCAAGATTCCTATACAATAGACGACATAGAAGATAAAATAAAGAATGGATTTTTCCATTTATGGCCTGGCAAAGAATCGGCTTTTGTAACAGAAATTGTGCGTTTGCCACAAATAACCATTATGAATTTAATGTTTTGTGGTGGTAATTACGAAGAATTAGAACAAATGTTAGATTCAATAGAAAAATTTGCCAAAGCTATAGGCGTTAAAAGGCTTTATGGCGGTGGTCGAAAAGGTTGGATTCGCAAGATTAAGCATCTTGGTTTTCAAGAAGAAAATTTAATTGTTAAAGAATTATGAGCGCAGGAAAATCAAAAACATCTGAAAGAGCGTATGTTCCACCTTTTTTACAAGACCTTTATACTAAGGTTTCTCAAAAAGGCTTAGAAGAACTGCCATTTACTCCTTATTCTGGTCAAATGGTTGCTGGTCTAACACCAGACCAAATGAAAGCCATGACCACAACCAGAAGTATTTTTGACCAAAGTTTTGGTTTTGATCCTAGACAATCAATAAATGAAATGATTATGCAAGGAAGTCCAACTGTAGATTCGGCTTCTATTGCTGATAACATTTCTAGTTTTGAAAATCCATATCAAGATCAAGTTATAAATAATTTTATAGCAGATCAAAATAGGCAAAGAGATTACATATCAAATAGAGCAGAAGATGCTGCTATAAAAGCAAACGCTTTTAGTGGCAGTCGTGGGGCAATTTTTGAAAATGAAGCAACTAGACCATTAGATGAAATAACTGCAAAAACTATTGCAGGTTTAAGATTAAAAGGTTTTCAAGATGCGACAAAATTAGCTTCGCAACAAGCTAAATTTGACCAACAAGTTAATTTGCTACAACCACAATTAGATTTAAAACAAATGGGCCTACAAGCTAATTTGTTAAATAGACAATTAGCAGACCAATATAGAAACTTAGGTTTATTATCAAATATAGGCGCACAACAACAAAGGCTAGACCAAGCTCAATTAGCTGCTGATAGAGCAGAATTTGATAGAGAGATAAATGATCCTTTCAGACAACTCCAATACTTGTCGTCAGCAATAGCACCTATATCTCCTTCTGTTATTGGCAGAGATAGTAAAACAAAATCTTTTTCACTTGATGCTATGGATGTAATGAAAGGACTAACTGGTTTAGGATCGTTAGGAATGGGGCCATTATCAGGTGGCAGTTCTAGTGCGTTTGCTAGTCTTTTATCTGGAGATTTATTTGATTAAATTATGGTAGCTAGATTTATAACAGATCAAAACAATCAAAATCTTTTATCACAAGTAAAAGATGATGCGTTGTCGCCTACAAATGTATTTATGCCTGGCAACTTGGGTATGCAATCTGAAGAAGAGCAACTTGCTGATGCAGCAGTTTTAGCACAAGCAAGACAAAATGAACTTAAAGAAAAACGCAAACAAAGAAGGCAAAATTTTTTTAAAGGCATGAGAGATTTTAGTCTTGCTATGCAAGGCGTAAATCCGAATGATTATGATGCTCTTATAGAAGCAAAGAATCTTGAAAGATTACAAACAAGGGCAAAAATAGATTTTATTAGTAAATTGCCAGATGAACAAAAAAAACTTTATCTATTGTTTGGAGATAAAGCTGTTGATGCTTTTATAAAAAGTCCTACTAGCCAACCTACTTCGTATAAAGAATACGCACTTACAGACGATACTCCTACACCAGAAGAATATTTAGCATTTTTAAATCGAAAAGAAGGTCAAACTGGCGTTGCTAGATTTGGTATTTATGATGCTACTGGAAATCAAGTTTCAAGCGTTTTAAAAAACGATTTAGAAGCAATAAAAGAATTTCAAGATAATGGTTTTTTAGTGGGTAATCTTGCTACTCCTTCAAGCGCACCTACAAGTAAAAGTGAAAAAAATCCTTTTGATGCTATCTACGATCAATATGTTGCTACAACCAAAATAATTAATGCCACAAGTCAATTAGCACAAAAATTTGCTGAAAATCCTACATCTGCTCTTGCTTTAGGTAATGCAGTAAAATTTGTTGATAGTATTTATACAAACCTAACAGCACTTGGAGATTTTGCTAGAGAAGGTAAAGATAATCAGGCAGCTCAAGATGTTGAAAGGGGTATTTCAATAAGTGGTAGAGATTATACAAGTAAAATAAAAGAAGTATCTATTGCTACTGGTGTTGCAGATAGCAGAGTTAGAGATTTAGCGTACTTATTTGCAGCAGCTAGAGGACAAACCGGCAGAGGACTTTCTGACAAAGATTATGAAAACGCATTAGTGATAGTTAGTGGTGGAGTTGGTGCTGAAGGTAAAATAGCAAATTTAGAAGATGTAGCTACCAGACTTTCAGAAGAATTAGCTCTTGAGTTAAATTTAGCAAAAGCTAGATATTCCGATGATGAAAAATTTATGTCTGAATTTAACAAACTTCCGGAAATGCTAATGTTTGTTAATCCTCTCAAACAAAATGCACCCTCAAAACAAAGTAAAGATGCCGATGCTTTAATAGATTTTTATTTAAATCCTAACAACACAGTTCTTTAACAATGACAACAAGAGTAGAACAATTAGAAGCTGCTTTAATACAAGCACACCAGGCAGGCGACACAGATAACGCAAAAATTTTAGCTCAAGCTCTTAAAGAAGAAAAAAATAAAACAACAACAGAAGCAAAAAAACCTCTTAGCACAAAAGAACAATTAGAAGATTATGCTATGAGTTCTGGCTCTGGTCTTTTTAAAGGCCTTTCTTATATTCCAGGTTTTGTTGGAGATATAGAACAATTAGGAAATCAATTTTTTGCAGAAGAAGTAACAAGACCAGTAGGCTCATACTTTGATTCTTCAATTCCAAAAACACCTAATCAACTGTTTCCAACATCTCAACAAATTAGAAACGAAGCTATTAATTTAATTCCGGCTTTACAAGCCTTAGAAACTTATCAACCTAAAACTTCGTTAGGCGGTTATATGCAAAGCATCCCAGAATTTGCTTCGCCTGGTCTTTTAGGAAAAACAAAAACAGCAAGAAAATTTGGACTTGGTTTAGGTGCTGGAACTGGTGCAACTTACGAAACACTAGAACAAATAACAGGCAGTCCAGGATTAAGTCTTGGAATTTCTTTACCTGCTCAACTTATTGCTTCATATCTTTTAGGGCCTAGCAAGGCTGCAAGATTAGCTGAAAACGCAACATCAACAGTTACTAAAAAACAAATTGATGATGCAATAAATTTAGAAGCAACTGCAACAAATCAAGGTGTAAAACTTTTACCTGGAGAAACAGTAGATAATAAATTTGTAAAACAACTTACTGAAGATGTGTACCAGTCGGATCAAGGCGCACCATTAATATATGACGTTATAAAAGACAGACCTGTAGCAGCGCAAAAATTAGCTACAGATCAGGCAGATAAAATAGCCGGAGTTCCTGAAAGTCAGAGAGAGGTTATAGATTTAATAAGTGATACTGCTGAAAAATCAGTTAAATCAGCAAAAACTAGCAGAAGAATACAAGCACAAGAAGCAGGTTATAAAGTTGCTAACAATGAAACAATAACTACAACACAAGCACAAAATGTCATTGATAATATTGATGATTTATTAGATGGCCCTAACACGCCAATAGCGCCTAATAGCGCAAATTATAGAAAATTAAAACAAATAAGAAACGAACTCGTAAGAAAAGTAGATGGTAATGAAATACCAGTTACCAACATAAATCAATTAGATACAGTATTTAAAACATATAGAGATGCAAGTAAGGCTTCTAGTAAAAATATAGCAACTGATTCACAGTTTATAAATTCTAACTTGCGAAATATTTTGTTCAATGACGATAATACTGGTGCTTTAGATGTATTAGTAGATACCTTAAATACTAATCCAAGTTATAAAAAAGCTAATCAAGTTTTTGAAGAACTATCTAACACATTGGTTAATGTAACGACAAGAAATTTAGATGGCTTGTTAAAGCAAAATATTAAACAAGGAACAATAGAAAATTTTGTTTTTAATCCTACTATGAGTAATGTAAATGATATAAATAAAACTATGCAAATACTCGCTAAACAAGATCCAGAAGCAGTAAGACAAATTGCAAATGTTTATTTTAGAAATGCAATCAACAATGCTTTCCCAGTAACAGTAAAACAAGGGGAAGATTTATCTCAAGGATTCAAACTTATAGAAAAAATTGCAGGTAAAGGACAACAAAGAGCAAACTTTATGGCTATGTTAGATAATGTTGCTGAAGTCAATAAAGTTCCTAAAAAAGAATTCAAAGTAGGTTTTGAAAAGATGATAAACATTTTAGAAAGAACTGGCAGATTGAATAATATTAATAGGCCTGGTTTTGATGTAGGCGGAGAAGCTAAAAGAACTTTGCTTAAAGATGTCGCTCTGGCAAAAACATTTAATCCTTTGGTTAGATTAGCTACTAAATATGGAGAAATCCAAGCAGGTGGCGCTTATCAAATTTTAGGCGAAGTCTTGTCTAGCGACCAAGCTGTAGCAAATTTAATAGAATTAGGCAAAACTGGGGCAAATGCAAAAAGACAAATTAGAACAGTTTTAAATATTATAAATACAATTTCACCTGCTACAGAAAGATTTGGGCCTGATAATCCAGATCAATCATTATTATTGGAGAACGTACAAAACATATTGCCGGACTGATAGCTCTAAAGTGGCTAGAAAAAGCGAAAGAATTGGAAGGTCTGGCGAATACGCTGTAGCTAGTTTTCTGAGCCTGGAAAGCGACACAGTTCACGTTTTACCACATGGCAGTCATGCCGACATAATCTTTGAAATA